ACGCATCAGATTACTCAGATACATTTTCTGCTTCTCCCCGTGTATCACAAATAGCTGGACCGACTACAATAAATACAGAAAGAGAAAGTCATTTCCTATCTGTAGTTAGTTGCACCTTTACTGCCAATGCCTAGTTCCAAAGACATCTCCCATCTAACCAAAGATTTAAAGCAAAATATGATAGCTCTGAAAAGTAAAGTAGCTTCTATAATGGTTCAGGATCTACAGGCTGCTGGCCCTTGGTGGACAGGACACTTTGCTACAAGCTGGAAAATAAGCGAAACTCCAGTAAAACCAGTAACAAAATCCACGAAAAGAGAACAAATAGATAACGGAGACATAATGGGTTTTGATGCTCCTTTGCATTGGCAAGATGAGGGCGAAGCTGGAATGTCGGGAACAACCTACGATCAAATAAGATCAAATCGTAAACTTCCAAAAAGAAAAAGACCGAAAAAAGTTCCACTGGAAAAACCTTTATATGTAGGTAATGAAGCTGAATATGCTGGTTTTGCTGTAAACAACCCAGGGGCTACTGCACCTGTGGGAGAACCAGGAGTGACATATTCCGAACACGCAAGAATAGTAAGGTCTGGCGGGGGCGAAATAACACCTCCTAGTCAAAGTCCTGATTGGTATAAGATATACATGGCGAATGAAAACTACAATTTTGCTATCGCACTGGCAATAGTGGAAACATTTAAGGCTAAAAACATAAGTTTTGATGCTGATTATTAGTAATAAGCTATACTACAGGAATAACTTTAAATTTTTATGTCCCCAGTAAGAGCAATAGACAAACTAAAGCAAGCCTTTAGTGTCGAAAAACGTAGTAGCTACTCCATTTTTAAAGGAGAAGAACTAATCCTAAAAATCTTTTGGTCGCCTCTTACAATAGCTGATAGAGATACCATAAACAGTACACTAATAGCTATGAACAAAGGTCAAGAAGAAGGAAGTCTTGACTTTGCACTACAGGTTATTGTCACAAAAGCCGAAGATGAATCAGGTGTAAAGATGTTTACATCAGGAGATTTACCAGCACTAAGAAGAGAAATACCTCTATCTGTCCTACTGGACATAATGACTAAGATGCAGGGAGTGGGCGAGGGGGAAAGCCCCGATGCCGTAAAAAGCTAAACTGAAAGAAGATAACTTTATATACTTACAGTTTTTTATCGCAGAAAAACTAGGCTACACACACAAAGAAATTCGAGAAAAAATGTCGGTCCAAGAACTGTATGCTTGGAACGCTTACTTTGAACTGAAGTCTGAAAGAGAAGAAGAAGCCTACGAAAAAGCAAAAAGACAAGCCCAAGTTCGTAAAGTACGCTAAACTTTTAATATCTGACTCAAATTTGCGGTGGCTGCGTCAAATTACAGCGTAAATATAAAACTAGACACTAAAGCTGCTAGAAACGAGTTGCAGACTTTAGAAAAACGTATAAATAATTTAAGAAGAAATTTAAATCAACCTTTAAAAATAGATACAAGAATATCAAAAATACAAGAAAAGATAGCCAAAAGCAAAGATGCTCAAAAAGCATCAATGATCGAAACTAGAAGATTAGGAGATCAAGTACAGAAATTAGCTGATAAAGGACTGAAAGTAGACAAAGCACGGGCAGCTATAAAGAAAGCAGCGACATTAGATTCTAAAAATCAATTAAAAGCAGCAGCAAGTCAAAGAAAGATAGCTCAAGATGAGTTAAAAATACAAACTGATATAACTGAACAGGTAGCAAAAAGAAGTCAGTTAATTGCTTCGGGTAAGTTTGCAGGAGGAAGAAACTTCGGACAGATTGGTGGATCCATAGGACCAGCCTTACCGCCAAGTGCAGGAGGCGGAAGAAGAGGATTTGACTTTCAGAGTGCATTAATAAGTGGTGGTTTTCCGTTGCTATTTGGTCAAGGTCCATTTGTCGGTGCTGCTGGTGCATTAGGTGGCGGTATTGGTGGAATGTTTGGACAGATGGGTGGTTTTGCAGGAGGTATCGCAGCAACTACAGTAGCTACAACAATCCAAGCATTTACAGTAGAAACAGGAAAACTTGGAGCAGCTTTGAATGACGCAACAAAAGATGCAGAAGCAGTATCAGCAGCACTAGGAATTACTGGAACAGAATTTGAAAAGAACCTAAAAACTTTAGAAAAATTAGGTGGGGAAGAGGAAGCATTTGAAGCAGCCAGAGCAAAAATGATTAGTTTAATAGGTCAAGACGGTGTAAATGCTCTACAAAATTTCGGTAAAGGAGCTACAGAACTGTCTAATGAGTTTACAAAGGCTATGACTCAGATGAGAGCAGCTTTTGCATCATTTTTACAGGGATCGGGAGCAGGAAGTTTCTTACTTAATCGAATTACGGCAGCTAATTTACAAAGACAAGCAGCGACATCTACTGACCCTAATGTTGTAAAAGCTCGTGAATTAGTGGAAGCTCTGAAAGGAGGATTTTTTACACGAAGTGAAGAACAAAAAGCATTAATACAGGCTAATCCAGGTATTACTTTAGACCAAGCTAAGAAGAATGTAGAAGAAGCACAAAAATTAGCAAATAAAAAGGAAGAGCAAGCCGCTATTGATAAATTATTAGGGAATATACAAAAACAAAGAGTAAAAAATATATCTGATGAAATAGCACTATTAGAAAAATCTATGGGGCTGTCTACAGATGAATTTGAAATAGAAAAACAAATAATGCAAATGAAACAAGATGGCGAAATAAAAGACGAAAATGAAATCCGTAATAAACTTAAGTACTTACAGAATTTACAAAAAGAAAGACAGTTGGCTGAAGAAACAGCAGCAGCATTTGAAAGAATGTCTCAGACAATAGCAACTGACATATCCGATGGCATAAAAGGTATGATTCGTGGCACTTCCACACTCAATGATGTATTAAGCAGCGTATTGAACAAACTAATAGACGCAGCATTTAACATGGCTTTCTTTGGAAATATGCAAGGAAGTCTAGGCGGTGGTGGTTTCTTCGGATTACTAGGTGGTCTATTTGGTGGGGGTGGAGGCGGAGGTGGTAATAACTTTATTAGAGATGCAGTGAGTGCAACTCCGATTTTAACTCCTAAACAACAAGTATCACGTTTTACTTTTGGTAAAGCAGGATTTATGCCATCAAATTCTTCAGATTTACCAAGCGTGGATTTATCAAAACCTGATAATTACAATCAAATTAGATTTGGTTTTGGAAAGGCAATGGGAGGGCCAGTAACAGGTGGAACCAGCTACATCGTAGGAGAACGTGGGCCTGAGTTATTTAGTCCAGGTGTATCGGGAATGATTACTCCAAACCATGCTCTTGGTGGATCTACAAATATCGTAGTAAACGTAGATGCTTCTGGTTCTTCTGTTGAAGGAGATGAAGAACAAGGTAGAGAACTTGGTCGTCTTATATCAGTTGCTATACAATCAGAATTAGTACAGCAAAAAAGACCTGGAGGTTTGCTTGCATAATGGCTACGTTTCCCTCGATCAAACCTGTTTATGGGCAGCAAAAAAGATCCGCACCATTAACTAGAACAATTCGTTTTGCTGATGGGTTTGAACATAGAATATTATTTGGATTAGCAGAGCATCAAAATCCAAAAGTTTATAATTTTACTTTCAACGTATCAGAGACAGAAGCAGATGAAATAGAAACCTTCCTTGATTCCCGTGCAAATGATAGTGATAGCTTTGATTTTACTGCACCTGGAGAGGCTACTGCGCAAAAATTTGTTTGCGAAACTTGGAATAAATCAATACCATATAACAATAGAGCTACAATACAGGCAACATTTAGAGAAGTATTTGAACCATGAGTACTGCTCCTATTATTACTGATCTACAAAAGATCAATCCTTCAGCAATAATTGAATTATTCACTATTACAACTGAAGCTGCAATACATGGATCAACGGCTACTTATAGATTTCATGCTGGTACAAATAGAGTAGGAAATGGAGATATTATCTGGGCTGGTAATACTTATATAAAAATGCCAATACAGGCAGAAGGTTTTGCATTTCAAAAAGGACAGTTACCTAGACCTACATTAACTATTAGTAATGCTCTTGGAACTATTACTGCTATTCTCCTTAATGTAAATTCTGTAACTACTGGAAATGATTTAACAGGAGCTACAGTTACAAGAATTAGGACTTTAGCTAGATATTTAGATTCAATAAATTTTCCTGGTAATACTAATCCATTGGGAACACCAGATCCTACAGCAGAGTTTCCTCAAGAAATATACAAAATTGATAGAAAATCATCTGAAAATAGAGAAATTGTGCAATTTGAATTGGCAGCAGTATTTGATCTTGCTGGTATTCGTGCTCCTAAAAGACAATGTACTAGAACAGAGTTTCCTTCGATTGGTACGTTTATAGCATGAATTGGAAAGAAGAAGCACTTGTTCATGCGAAAGACCAAGATCCAAAAGAATCTTGTGGTCTTTTATTAAATATTCGAGGAAAAGAAAGATACTATCCTTGTCGTAATCTTTCAATGACAGATCATCAATGTTTTATTATTGACCCAGAAGATTATGTAAAGGCAGATAATACAGGAGAAATAACTGCTGTTATTCATAGCCACCCTGTAACACCTCCTGTTCCTAGTCAAGCAGATCAGATTAGTTGTGAACGTAGTAATCTTCCGTGGCATATTGTTAATCCAAAAACAGAGCAATGGGGATATTGTGAACCTTGTGGATATAAACCACCTTTACTTGGTCGCCCGTGGGTTTGGGGTGTTACTGATTGTTGGTCTTTAGTAAAAGATTGGTATAAAGAAGAAAAAAATATTGAATTAAAAGATTGGGATAGACCTACAACACCAGAAGAGTTTATATTGAATCCTTTATTTGAAAGTTGTGCATGGAGAACTGGTTTTAGAGAACTTAGACCAGATGAAAAAACAATAAATGGCGATGCGTTATTGATGTCTATTGGATCTCCTGGTTTAAATCATGTAGCTATTTTTTTAGATGGAGATGTTTTACATCATTTAACCGATAGACTATCTTGTAGAGAGCCTTATTCTCAATGGTTATTAAAATGTACAGGAGGGAGGTATCGTTATGTTGCGTAAATTAAAGCTATATGGCGAACTTGCAGAATTTGTAGGGCATAAAGAATTTGAAATACAGGTAGATAGTCTTGCAAAGGCAGTTAGTTTTCTTGTTAATAATTTTCCGCAGATAGAAAAATATATGAATCCTCAATATTATCAGGTAAAAGTTGGTAATTATGCTGTAAACGAAGAAGAAATACACCACCCAATAGGACAGGAAGATATACATATTGTTCCTGTGATAACTGGTGCTGGTAGAGGTTTTGGAAAAGTATTATTAGGTGCTGCTCTTATTGCAGGTGCGTTTTTTGTTCCTGCTGCTCTAGGTGGTGCTGCTACTTTTTCATTGAAAGCAGGATTAGGTGGAGGCTTTATAGCAAAAAGTATGGTTTATTTAGGTGCATCTATAGCATTAATGGGTGTAAGTGAAATGTTATTTCCTTTGCCTAAACCAAAAGAATTTAAGTCAGAGCAAGATCCACAATTATCATTTAGTTTTTCTGGTACGCAAAATACATCAAGAGCAGGTACTCCCGTTCCAATAGTTTATGGAGAGATAGTTACAGGATCAGTTGTTATAAGTGGTGCTATTGATACTCAGCAGGTACAGGCATGACAGACGCACCAAAAAATATTATTGGTTCTGGTGGTGGTAGTCCTCCACCTCCCCCTCAACCAACAAGAGCACCTGATACTTTACACAGTAGGCAGTTTGCTACTTTTCTTGATCTTATTTCAGAAGGAGAAATTGAAGGTTTTGCTTCTGCTTCTAAAGAAGGTAGAACACAGGGAACTACTGCATATAATAACGCTGCATTGAAAGATGTATTTCTTAACGATACTCCTGTTTTAAAATCAACGGCTGATTCAACTAATCCACCTACAACTGACTTTAACTTTCAAGATGTAACCTTTAATCCTAGATTTGGAACGTCAGGTCAGACAAAAGTTGAAGGTATTGAAAGTAGTTCTTCTATTACAGCAGTAGGAGTTACTGTAACTCAATCTTCTCCAGTTACTAGACAGATAACAAATTCTAATGTTGATGCCGTTAATGTAACTATTACATTGCCACAATTACAGAAAGCAACAGATCAAGGAGATTTATTAGGTTCTTCTGTTTCTTTAAAAATTGCTGTTCAATATAATTCTGGTGGCTATACAGATGTCATAAGTGACACAATTACAGGTCGAAGTGCTGATGCGTACCAAAGAGATTATAGGGTAAATCTTACAGGTGCTTTTCCTGTTGATATAAGAGTAACCAGAGTTACTGCTGATAGTTCAGACACAAGTTTACAAGATGCTTTTACATGGACAAGTTTTGGAGAAATTATTGATGATGCCAATACTTATGCCAATAGTGCTTATGCTTCTCTTCGATTGGACTCTATGCAGTTTCAATCAATACCAACAAGAAAATATCGTATTAGAGGAATAAAAGTAAGGATTCCTGGTGCTGGTGCTAGTGGTTCTGGAACTCCTACTGTTGATAGTACAACTGGCAGAATAGTGTACCCAGATGGATATATTTTTAATGGAGTTATGGGTGCTGCTCAATGGTGTTCATGTCCTGCAATGGTGTTACTTGATCTTCTTACAGATACTAGATATGGGTTTGGTAATCACATAACTGATAGTTCTCTTGACTTATTTTCTTTTGTTACTGCCAGTAAGTTTGCAAACACATTGGTATCAGATGGATTTGGAGGACAAGAAGCTAGATTTAGTTGCAATGTGAATATTCAATCTTCAAGTGAAGCATTTAGTCTTATAAACGAATTGGCAGGGGTTATGAGATGTATGCCGATATGGGCTGCTGGATC